AATTGCCCGGTGAGGAGAATCTCGTTACCTCCAATGCGTCCTGTTGTGGCTGCCAGACCGACAACCGTGATGGGACCGGTAACCTTGTAGGTCCCGCCGCTCTTGCGATGGGCTTGGTTGTAGTGGAAGACGAGAGCTTTCGTGTTTGTCGTCTGCCCCGGCGGGGTGTAGTAGAGCCAGAGCTGGGAGAGATTGGCATAGTTTACGAAGACTGCGTTCTGGAGGTAGTTAGTCGCGGATCCCGAGACAGGCAGCCGTACAGTTGCGGCCCAATCGAGGTCGTCTGAAAGACTAAAGGATTGGAAGCCGTCAGTGTATCTTGGCCCCGAGTGGCTGATATAAGCGAGGAGAAGGGCACCCCCATCCGGAGAGAAGAGGCAGGCCGCCTGAGTCCCGACAATGCCTTCTGTTTCCGAGATAGCTTCATAGGCTCGCCCGCGGTCGAATTCGGCATCCGTCTCCCTCGGGAGGTAGTTTATCCTATATAGCTGCTGTTTCAAGCCTACGATTAACTTGTTGCCCAGCCGTCGGATACAGGTCACGAAATCCTGCACCTTCGACTCGAAGTTGAGGAAGTAGATTGAGGGGAAGGACTCGATATACTCGGGGAGAGAATAGCGGATGATAGACTGGTCCTCCACATCGTTCAGGACTAGCTGCCCCTCGAACATATCTCCCGTCGAGGACACGGGGGGCTGGCCATCTGCGCCGAAGGTGGAGGTGATCCCCGCGACCGAGACGTTAACCGTTCGGAAGGGGCGGCCTAGGACGTTGACCGAGGGGGTCGTGGAGGTCGTGAAGACCCTGACTTGGATATAGTCCACATCGAGGATGGCGTTGGTCGCCCCAGCAAAGGTATTTGCTAGGGTGTAGTTCATCCTGACGCGGAAGTTAGCATCGTTGAAGTCTGTGGTTGCCCACGACGATTTGCCCCATAGATTATCAGGACTCCCGAAGTAGGTAAGCTGGTATGCCGCTACGGCCCCAGCTACATCTGCGGTGATGGTGTATTCGTTCCCGAAGTAGTTCGCACCAGAGTCGGGGGAAATTTGGATGGATAGTTTGGGCTTCCTCTTTAGGGGGGTATAGTCGGGGATCTTGAACTTCACGAATACTTGGATTCCCTTCACGGTCCCAGAGAGAGTCCCGTCGAAGCCGAAAGTGGTGTAGTCCTCGGTTGCCCCATCCGTCGAATTCCTTGCCCCGACCCCATTGTCCGTGAAGGCGTTCGAGGGGTTCGACCAGCCAGCTACCGTGGCGATACTTACCGTGGGGAACCGCCCCGACGAGCCAGCGACGTTTCCGATTGTGACTGTCGCATCCGAGATGTTCGCCTCGGCCACTAGGCGGAATGCGTTGAGATTCGGCACGGGTGTCGGGTTGGTCTGGGGGACCTGGGACATATAGACTCGCCAGCGCGTAGCGTTCGAATTGACCGTTGCGGGCTTGGTGATCGTGTAGACCTGGCTTGTCGGGGTCGTGAGCGCGGTCGAGGCAGTTGCGGGGGTCCCCGTAAAGGTGCTTTCGATAGGCGGGTTCTGCCCATCATCCACGACCTCGGTCGTAATGAAGTGGAAGAACCCAGTCCCTAGTTCTGCATTGAAAGTTCCCGCGCCAATTGCCGGAGCTCCAGTCTCCGCCCCAGTAGGCAGCCTCGTAATGGGGGCTAGCCCATGCGCCCTGCCAGTTGCATTTGGATTTAGGAGATAGTTCGAGGTATCCCCGATGAGTGCAACGTAGCGGTTTCCGTGGTGAACTGTATCGAGTGTTCTGCCTGTGCCTACGTTGGTTATAGCCGAGATGGAGCCAAAGGTCCCAGTCTCGTCAGAGAAGATGGAGAAGTAGAGATCATCTGTAGTGGAGGAACCTTCGGAGAGAGCAACTAGAAAGGAGTTCCCAGAATCTACTTCTAGGAAACGAAGGCCCTTTACGGTCTGCCCACCAACTACCGCGACCGAGTTGTACTTCGTCCGACCCTTGACCTTATGCACCGCAGGATCGTTCGGGTAATAGACGGCATCATCAGACTGGGTTAGCTCGCCCGGCTCAAGCAGCGCCGGATCCCGTGCCGTGACCAGCCCGCCGTTGAGGGGCTCAGGGATGGGCTGAGTATTGGCCATTAGATGAGGAAGCGAATATCGTCAGGGTCGATATGCCGGAAGGACGAATGCTCCATCTGGGCGACTAGGGCCATGTCGTTGTCTTCTGTCCTTTGCTCGTCCCGAGCCACAACCGCACGGAACTGGATCTCCGCTCGCTCCTTCACCTCTTGAAGCCGGGTCGTCTCCGCATCATGGTCTCGGAGGAAGACGTACTTAGCAAGCGCCAGAAGCGCATAAACATAGGGATCGGGAACGTCGAGGTTGTCGGAGCCAGAGGATGGTTGAGCGATAGGCCGGTAATACCGCACACGAAGGGTGTCGGTCGAGCCAGGGATGGGGAAGAGCCGGACTTTTCCATTCTGGCGGCCCGTGGAGAAGGAGGAGGAATTGAAGAGATTGTAGAAGATCGGCGTGCCCGAGTGGCTCTGGATTTCGTAGGACCGGTCGATCTCGCGCTGTTCCTTGTAGAGGAGCGTGTCTTCATTGGTCAGAAGCCTCGCCGAGTATGGGCGGCCGATAGGGCTCGGCAGATTGTAGGTATCCGTGCCAGAGATGACGGGGATGTCCGCTCCGAAAGTCAGCGTCACTGTGGCAGGGGTAGAGGCGGCCGAAAGCACAATAACTGTCGTGCTGGTAATACTCGCCACAGTCGTACTTGCAGGGACGCCCGAGCCCGTGACGGTCTGGCCTACGTTAACCCCAGCAAACCCATTCGCCACACTCGTCGTGACGGTGATCCCATCCACGGCGATGGTCGAGCTCGCCACGGAGAAGCCGCCCGAGGTGTCCATGAGGAGGTAGGAGAAGTCATGCCTGATATTCCATTCCTCGATCGCCTCTAGAATCGCATCTGCCGCTGCGGCGAGTTGAACTGTATCGCCAGATGCGCCCATGATTCGGGCGACTGCGGTCTGAGCGTTTGTGTAGGTAATGGCCAACTAAGCCTCCAGAGCGATCGTCTTCCTCGCCCGAATCTCCTTGTAGAACTCCATCAGCCCGGGAGCCGTGGTTTTGTAGTGTCTGTGGGTCAGGACCCACTCGCGCCCTGCATGAGCGAGCTTCTTCCGTAGTTCGGCGTTCTCGATCAGGATGCCCAGCTTCTCGACGAACTCCTTGGGATCGTTATACAGCAGCCCCGTCTCGCCGTCCGTAATCTCGTCCGAATACGGAACGGCATTCGAGGCTAGGGTCACTTCTGGCTCGGCAGGCATGCAGGCCTCGTAGAACTTGATGCCACTCTTCGACTCATTGAACCGGTCATTCCCCTTTAGCGGACAGAGCGAAATGTCGCAGTCCATGATGGTCCGCTGGACCTTGTATGCCTCGTAAGGCACCCACTCAACATACTCAAGTTGCTTCTCTGGGATGTTGTCATGTATCCACTTGAAGGCTGATCCCCAGATAACCCACTTTACCTGTGGGTACTTTAGCGAGACCTCTCGCAGAGCATCCCTCAGAGGGAACCAGTCGATCATATGGCTCCCGCCTCCTTGCCATAGGATTCTCACTCCCTCATGCGGCATGAGCTTAGGCTGGGGATAGTCTTCGGGAATGATCGAGTTGGGGTAGACATAGACGTTTGAATAGTTATGTGTCTCTCGAAGATACCGCGCCAAAGTAGGACTCGGCACGGTCACGCCATCACATCGCTTGGCCGTGCGGTGGATTTCGATGTTCGTTCTGAGATTCCGTTCGATATCGAACAGGTCTGGTCCTCGGCGAGTCTTCTCATCCTCCCAGAGAGGGACAATCGTCCCATCCTTCTCGAAGGTGGTCGTCAGGATATCCCCCTTCTTGAGCATTCGGCCGGAGTAGTCTCGCGTCCCGAGACGGATGAAGGCTTCGTTGAAGGGGTGGACATAATCAAAGTTGTCGTCTACATCAAAAACCATACTCGGGGGGTAGATTCGCTCGGTCTTGGTGTTATTCCACCCTGGCTTCATGCCCTTGATCGTTTCGATCGTGTTTTCCAATCCTGATCCGAACATGGAGAAGAGGAGGACGATATCCGCCGTGAGCATGGCGATATGCTTATCCTCGGTTGCGTCTTCCTTCTCCCCGATGTAGTGATTCGAGAGCCCTAAGTCATATAAGGCTCGCAGCGGAACCTGGACACGGTAGTACGTGCAGGCGCTTTTCTTGGTGTGATCCACCCCGAAGATTCCGAAATTGACATTCTCTAATGGACGCGGCATCCATGCCCCTTTCTCTTACTTGATTGTGGCTACGACCGCATACTCCGGGTGCTTCTTGAGGAAACGCCCTACCTTGTCGGGGTTCTGGAAGAATCCAGGGTCAATCTCCTTGATTGCCACCGCCACAGGCCACGGAATCGAAGCAATTCTCTGCATCGTGCGGCACTTGGTGAACCCACTTTGCTTAGTGAATCTTCCGATCACACTTGCCTCGGCCTGAAGCGCCTTAAGTTCCTGAACCGCGTCGAGCTGCTGGTTCAGCCAGGGAATGCGCCGCTCCAGCTCCTCCCGATTCGTGATCTCCTCGATGAGGTTCTCGTCCGCCATGTTGAGGTTGTAGATGGCCATCAGTATCCCGCTCGATTCCTCGACTTCTTATGCGACTCCATCTGGGCCTTGATACGCGCCCGATGCGCCCCCGGCATGACGATTCGCCGTCCCTCGGTGTCGAAGATCGGCTGGAACTTTTCCTGGGCAGCCACATCCGCCGCCTTATCGAACTTGAACCTTCCTTCCATCGCGTCAGCTGGTTTCTTCCGTGCCATCCTCTGGCTCCTCCCAATCCGCGCCCTCAACGCACCCACACGCCCCATCCGAACAGGTCTCGGAGTAGGGCATATGATCCCGCGAGGGGCAGGTTAGCTTTCCCTTCGATTCGAGTAATGGACTCCCACACATGGGGCATAGCGGCTCGTTCATCCGCCTCTCCGAGTACCCCGTCTGGGAATGCTCGCCCCCGACTTGCGAGCGGTGTTCAGCGCAATCGCCACGGCCTGTTTCTGGGGCTTGCCATGCGCGATCTCGGTGCGAATGTTCTGGCTGATCGTCTCCTTCGACTTCCCTTTCTTAAGCGGCATCAGGCCATCCTTTCAGATCATCTTCTTCGCTTTGCGCCGTGTTTCTTCCTTCCGAACGTTCTTAACGAATTCCTCGAAATGCCGCACCGCAAGCCCCTGAGCGCCAGTCTCCCGCGCTGTGTAGGTCCCTCCCCTACGGGTACTTCCCTTCTTTAGGAATGCTTTCTCCTCCGCCGCAACCCTCTCACGGAGCGGATTACGCTCTGTCGCCTCTGGTCCTACGATCCCATGCTGTAGCACAGTCGTCGGTTCTTCCATGTGGCGAGTGCGCTTTTTCCGCTCTTCCCCAGGAGACTTCCTAGCCACACTACCACCCGCCCCCAGGCGTAGGATCCTTACTCCCCGAGACCTTCCGCGGGCGAGTGATGCCAGGCCCCGGATGGGCCATCTTCCAGCCCGAGGTTCCCTGCGTGTCTTCCGAATTCCCAGGATTCCCCAGGATGTCGTAGTTGTAGCCGAACTGGCGATCTGACTCATCGCCAAGGTATGGCTCATCACACATGAGGTTGTTGGGGTCGGCAAACGCCTCGGTCGCATTCAGCGTCTTAACGTCATGCGCTCCCTGCCCACCACCCTTCATGTGCTGGTAGCCCTTCCTGCTGCTGGAGGTATTCCCGCCAGCATTCGGATTGATATGTCCTTTAGCCGCCATGTCTTCTCCTAGTCCCTTTGGGGGGACTCGCCGCCTGCACGACGACGAGCCCCCTACTCAGGACATAGACTACGTTACGTTATTCCTAACGCCCGCGAGCCGAACGTTGGCTGCCGGAGCGAGGACTTCGAGAGTCACCTCGCCCAAGACCGTGCCAGCGACCGAATCGCCGCGCTTCCCAATCAGCGTGTGCTGCATCGGCCGCAGCCAAGCGAGCCGATTCTTCGCCCGTTCGAGGAAGAAAATCTGCCCCGAAGCGTCCGAAGCCGCCGTGGTCGTGACCGTATTCGTGGCCTCCGGAATCCACCGATCCAACACGATCTCGATGAGACCGAAGTCGGAGAAGTAGAGGTCCAGTGCCGCGACGATCTTCTTCTCCACCGCCGCGATGTTCCGATTCTGCGATGAAGCGGTGAAGTTAGAAATCTGCCGCTTGATCTTCGGCGAAACAAACGCCTGCTCCGGGTTTCCGCCATTATCAAATGCCTGCTCTAGCGCATCATTAAACATGGAGACCGTAAGCAGCGCCGCCGAAGAACTCGCATTGGCAAAGAGAAGCGTCAGGGCCGATGCCTGCGTCGGGTACGTACCCGCATTGGCCGAGGCTGTCAGGAAGTTCTGGAGGTTCCCCATGAGTCGGCCTGTGCCCGTGGCACCAGTCGAGGTCGTGGGGCCTGCCGTCGCGTTCCCGTTGCCGTTGAAGACGCGGACTTCCATGTTACGAGCAATTTCTCGCATCCCCTTCATCAACTCATACTGGTAAGCATCCCTGAATCCAGCCGAGTTCACCGCCCGCTGCGTCTCCGAGACCGCAATGTCCTTGCGGAAAATCTGAGTCACGTTGGTCAGACGGGTTGGCCGGGTTGTTGATGCTGTTCCAACCGTTTGCCAGTCGTCACCTTCGATCGCGCCTGCCGTAGAAGTTACAGCGAGCGTATCGACTAACCACTGGTGAAGCACCGCGCTCGCCCTGACCTTGGGGGCCGAGGTAACGAACGGGGTATCGTAGGGAGAGATATTGCTGATGAGATCCAGCAAATCCTCCCGGTTAGCGCCTGTACCGGCCGTAATACCATAGCCGTAGACGCCAATATCGCCGGGTGCAGTCATCTAAAAACTCCTAGCTCAGAACTTGAGCAGAGAGATCATCGAAGTTCGAAGGAAGCAACCCATCCAGCTTGTGCCTGAGATAAGGAGTAGGGTGTCCCGACTTGTAAAGGTCGAGCAGCCGCTTCTCCTCTTCCGGTGTCTTCACCGGCTTCTCTCCTGCTGTCCGGGTGTCCGCTCGGCGAGTCGATCCGACGCCCGCATCCCTGCGAGCATCCTTGACCTCCTCCTTCCGAGCCGACTCAGCCGCGACTTTGGTCTCGACCGCTTTCGCACCTTCCGAGACCTTCCAATTGAGATAGGCAATCTGCCGAGCCGCGAGGTAGTTCCCCGAGTTGTTCAGCTGGATCACCTGTTGAGCAATCTCAGGCGACCCCTCGACGAACCGTTCGATCTCCCCAAACCTCTCTTGGTACTCAGGATGGGTCTGGATGATCTGCTTATCCGCCTCGGCCCGCTGCATAGCCGGAGCGAACATCGCGTTGATCTCGTCCCGTGCAACCTTCTGGATTGCCTTGGCGATGACAGCCTTCGGCACACCGTAATTCTCGATCTCGTCGAGCGGGTCAGACTCGCCAGCAGGGGCAGTCCCCGTGGCGACCTTCTGAACATCCGCGAGACGTGCCTTGGCTGCATCGGCCTCGGCCTTTGCCAAGTTCATGGCATTAGCCGATTCCCAATAGCCGCGTTCCGCTTCCTCTAGGGTTTTGTATTTCCCGAATACGAGCTTGGCCGGTTCGGAGGTAGGCTCCGTTGCCGGGGGCTCTGCGGGATCCGTCTCGGATGAGGCATCCGAAGGCGGGGGCTCAGTAGGAGGTTGGCTCTCTACTGGCGGTGGCTCGGTCCCGAAGACATCTCCCCCGGTCTTGTCATATGCTTCCTGAGCAATCCGGTCGAGTGCTTCGAATGCCCTAGCCGCTGAATCCTTCTGGTCTTCCATGACCATCTCCATTCTCGGGTGCGGGTCGTCCGCCCCCGAACAGGGGTATTTCTGCCTCGGTCTCCCTGACCAAGGCTTCTTCTTTCTCCGCTTCTAGTCTGGCCGCATTGATCTCTTCTTGGGGGTATTCGACCACCCATTTCAGGGATACAATCGCCCCGCGGAGAAAATCATCATTGGTCGCATCCTTACGAGCCGCCGATGGGTTTAGAAGACAAGTATAGTAGCCCTGAACTCTCTCCACAATCACAGGTTTGAGGATTCCCTCCCATGCGGGATGCCGAAGCAGATCGCCAAGGAGTTCATGTTCCCGCGAGAGGGGCATTACTGAGTTCCCTGCCCAAGGAAGTTGGCGAGCTCATTAACTCCTCCCGGTGCCCCGCCCACCTCGGGAACCTGATCGGCTCGGCCAGCGCCAGTTTGGGCGAGAGCTCTCTGCATCTCTGGAGCCGACTGGATCAACTCATTTACGTTCTCGATCTCAAACTCTCGGAATATCGTTCGGAAGAAGTTGATCCAATTGACCGCAGCAGCGGCGATGGGATTGGCAGCGGCAGCTTGTAGCAGGAACGTCAGGTTCTGCTGTCTTGCGGCCCGCCCGAGCCGTGTCGAGGCTCCGACCGCTCGCGCTTCGTAGTTGGGAACTAGGTCCCATCCCGTGATCGTCTGCCTTGAGGATTCGGGAACGGGCAGGCCGGTAACTGGGTCCGTCGTCGCGTTCGGGCCTAGGATGAAGACCTCGCGGGAGACGGTCATAAATTGTCGATTCAGGTCAACGAACGAGTCCGCCAGCGGTTCTAGGAAGTTCTCCTCGAAGTGGCGACTCTCCATCATCAAGCGTGTCGCAACTGCTTCGGCTCGCCCAATGTATTCCCGCGCGGTCTGGCGCGAGCCTGGGCCGCCTTGGACGGTATCCTCGATGATCCCGGTCCCCTGCTGCATCCAGTTCCAGACCATCTGGGTCATCTGACCGCCCATCTGTACGCCCTGGAGGTTCGGGACGACCGGCATGATGCCGTCTTGGGGATTGCCCTGCACCGGGATGAACTTGCCGGGGCGCATTAGGAGATTTCGCGTGTTCAGGTTCGTGTTCGTGTTGTAGAAGAATGCCGGGTCGATGAAGATGTCGAGTGCGTCGAGCTGCTGGTTCGTGAAGCGGTTGGCGATTACTTGGAGGGTTGCAGAGATTTCAGCCTTACCAGCTGCATAGAAGAAATGTGGGTCCGGCATCGGTGAATAGGATCCATAGGGCTTAAGTCCAGACCAAAACGGGATCGCCCTATTTCGAAGGAGATAGTTTCCATTTGCCACCGAAATGACCCGATCGACGACGCCATCCGTAGCCAACTCGGAGGGTAATCTTCCCCACATATGGATGATCTCAATGGGACGGGCATACTTCTCGGACCATCTGCTGGATTCATCCTCAATCGTAGGCCCTTGGGAACGCCAAGTTTTCCAGTCATCCGTGACCTTGGTCGCTCCGATGCCTTCGCGTTCCATGCGGGCAACCTCCGCGGCGTCGAAGACGGTCCGGCCATCCTCGTCGGGCTCGGCAAGGGCTCGCACCTCGTCTAGGTCGAGGTATTCCCTCTCGCACACCCAGGCCATCGAGGGGATATCCGGCACCCCTGGCTGGGGGAAGAAGTCGAGAAGATCCAAGACTTGCCAGTCGGGGCCGTCGAATGTGATTACGTTCTGACGCCGTGAGATCGTGGTCATCACGTCTGCGACTGGCAGGGGGACTTGCTGGGAGATCATCATCTCCTGCTCGCGGTGCGTCCAACCCCAGCGAGCCACGGAGGTTCCATAGAGATCTGCGGTGAGGAATAGCTTGTACGCTTTCTGGAAGCTCTTGCAATCCTTCATCTGGGCGTGAATCAACGCCTCGCGCTTTCTTGCGATAGGCGCATCGTCGGGACCATACCCCACGAAACTCACTACGGGCCAGCCAGAGAAGCTCGCTTGGGTCTTCCGGGCTACGTCGGATTGTATAATGGACATCAGCAGAGGTATGTGGACTGAGTTTTTGTATGGGGTGCCTCTTCCTCTTACAGTCCCACGGTAGAGATTATAAAGGTCCCCTACCTGCCTTCTTATTCCCTGATAGTACCTCTCCGACTGAGTTTTTCGGTCCGAGACCAAGTTAACGATCTGATCTCTAAATCCAACCGGAGAATCAGCCCTCTCTACTGTTTGTATCCCTGCCATTCATGCCGTCCTTGGCGTAGTGATCTAAGTACTCTGCTGCCTTCCTAAGTACTTCTGAATCATCCTTAGCGCGTGCTAACACGTTATTACAGCTAGAACACAGTATGCCACGGAGCATCCCTGTCCTGTGGCAATGATCAAGAGCGAGCTTTATCTTCTCTCCTCCACGATATTGCGACTCCTCTTTCTTACATATGGCGCAGACCCCACCTTGGTCCGATAGTCTCCTAAAGTATTCTTCACGAGAGATGCCGTACATTTTTCGGAAGTGTTGTCCAAGTATCTTCTCTTTGTTCTTTAGGTACTTTTTCTTCCCACTCCTCTTGTTGTACTCGTGAACCTTTTCCTTATTCTCTGCTCTCCACTTGCGCCTACATGCGTTGAATTTTTCTCTGTTTTTCTCCATGTATGCGCGGTACTTTTCGGGGTTTTTCTGCGCCCACCACCTTTTCTCGGTAGAAGCCCCCGATTCCATCATCTAGTGCCCTTTCCTTATCCGATTATTAACTTTTAGGCGCTATCTTTGCATTACGGAGGTATTCTAGCGCCCTTATTAAGAGCTCTTCCTTGTCTTTGAACCTTCCGAGCCCCGAGTTGCACGCCGAACATAGAAGACCGCGGATTTTCCCGTCGCCGTGGTCATGGTCAACCGAGAGTCGGGTGAATTTTCCTCGTTCCGCCTCGCCACAGATGGCGCAGAGCCCGTTTTGGCTCGCCAGAAGCGCCTTATACTCTTCAAGAGTAACATTATAGCGCCGTTTAAGGTCCGCGCGAAGCCGAATTTCCGGGTGCTGCCTGTATTGCTTTCTGCTTCTCGCGCAGAATTTAGCGCGATTGCGCGAATAATTGATCCTCGCCAGCTTTCTCGCCTTCTCGGGGTGGCGAGTCTTCCACCGCTTGACCTCCTCACGGTGCCGAATGCGGAGTTTCAGAGGCCGCTTGACCAACTTTGGGGGTCGTATGACCATCTTTACTGGTCGGACTCGCCCGGAACCAGTCGGGTACAGAAAGGAGAAGCCGCTCGCCGTCCTTGTCGATGACATAGCCCTCCCGAGCGATGAAATGGCCGAGATCGCGGGTCAAGAGACAATCTTCGAGACAGTATGAGAAAAGTTCTGCCCATTTTCCTTCGTGCGCGAGCTGTGGAGCATGTGCAGAAGTACCGTTCTTGCCTCTTCCGAGCGTCCGCTCGCAGATAGCATTAAGGCCATGCCCCTTCCAAGACTTACCGCTACGTTCGAGCCCTGATTTAACGAGGGCGAATAGATCGAGGTGTTCGCAGATCGGCAAATTTTGGTAAAGGTGATTCTCCAGTAGTGGGATATCAAACCAAGCGCCATTGAAGGAGACCGCCAGATCGCAGCTTGATAGTTTTTCAGCTCCCAGGGCAAGATTGTGGTCATCATAGAAATAGGGACGCCCATCTTTCTCGTCCCAGATGCAGAGAACGGAGACTCCTCCCTCTTTCCTAACCCTTTCCCAATCCCCTCCGAACTCGTCCGGTCCACGTCTCACCTCCAGGTCGAAGTAAAGGGTATGGGGGGTTTGGCTCGCCCGAGCGAGATGGATGGGGTAATGGTCATCATGATGGTCCGTCCAGAAGCGGTTGTAGTTAATAGGAGTGCTTGTCATCGAGTTCCCACTCGGTAACGAATCGGTCGTTTGCGATGTCGTAGAGCTGCCGGGCTTGGTCATTCGTCAGCCTCCTTCCGAGGATGTCGTCGCCTGGCTGCGCGGGCCATCCGCCTTCGTCGTTTCCTGAGCCGAGGGCGGGGTTGAGCATGGGTTGGTAAACGTCTGGTGCAAAGACATCGGCTGCGGCATCGGACCAGTCGTCATGACTTGAAATTCCTGCTCGTACCATCTGAGCAATAAGTTTCTGCACTCCGGGCGCACCCCTAACCAAGCGCACATGGCCATCGACCCAAAAGCCAGCTGCCTCTTGAATTCGGGTATGTTTACGGGAGCGGGTGCGGTTGAGTTGGATAATTGGTGGAAGTACGAGTCCCGCACCATGAAATGCGCTCTGGAGCCAATTAGTCCATGCGCCGGTCTTCCCACCCATCTCTTTCTCATCGGTAATACACCTAATCCTGTATAGCTCCCGCTTCCGCCTCTGGACGATCTTGATAAGCTCGTCCGTGAAGTCCTCGATTCTCCATCTGTCGCTTCCATACCCTTCGAGGTAATAGACATCCCCTGTTCCTTTCGGGTCATGGCCCCACACCAGGATGACGGATTCATCCCCCTTGCCCTTGCGATCCGGGGTCTTGAAAGCCGTGTCGATGTGGATGGTCAGGATGAGATTCCGCGGCACGTCGTCCGGCTCGACCCACATCTGGCCGATCTGCTCGGAAGTGAGAGCCATATGTTCCCCACTCCCCGGTTCGTTCATCATCTGGGCGGCGAATTCGATGGGGCGGGTTTCTTCGTACTTTCTGAGTTCGGGGGTTGGCCAAATCTCGGGGAAGATTGACTCGCCCGAGCCATCAAGAGCCTGAAGGAAGTAAACATCCCACTCACCATCGGGCTTAGGCTCAAACTGACCGTTTGGTGGATCCATACCGGACCACGAGCGGACACCCTCCAGCGGCAGATAAGTTCCCACCACATCGTTGTCTCGGTATCGGGTAAGACTAAGCATAAAGAATGAGTCAGTTCGGAAGGCGGGACGGAGCGCGGCAAGTGACTGATTGACGGTGTATATCCAGGTTCCGCTTTCCTTGAGCTTCTCCTCTGAGAGGGGATCGTCGAAGACTCCCCAGTCGGGGTGGTCACCGGTTATTCCTCCTTCCACGGCCCAGGTGTCGAAGCTGGCCTCGGACCTAGCGGTGGAACGTCTCGCCCCGTGGACGAGCTTCGTTGCGGTCCAAGGTCTGTCATAGGCTCGCCAGAGTCCGTAGAGCCAGGTGAACCAGGCGTTGGGGTCCGTTCCTTCCATGACGAGCTTGACGGGATAGAGGAAGTCGGTTGCCTTAGTCGCTGTCTCCGAACCGATGAAAGATGAGACATCCGGGTTTCGCAACTGAGCCCATAGGGTGAGGGCTTTGGTTCCGATGACGGTCTTGCCGAAGGAGCGGGGGATGATAAGCGCGACCTTCGTCCGGCGTTTGATGCCATGTCCTCTCCTATCTTCCCATTCCTCGACTCGCGCCTGGAGCCACTCGCAGATGGGCTTGTGGAGCCGCGGGGTGAGCCAGGCGTTCGAGGGGTCGTTCTTCATGTACCACTCGACGCCCCAGCCGATTCGCAGAAACCACCAAAATTCCCGAGAGGCAAAATGTCTCCATAGCTCTTTCTCGGCATCCAGATTCCATTCGGTAGTTAGACTCGCCACCCCTAGGCAACCTTCCCCGGAGCGAGCGCCACGACATGCTCGATGAAGAGGCCCACGAACAGGACGGTCACGGCGGCCACTCCTGCGCTGCTCATCTTGGTCTCGACCCCAGCGGCATCCAAGGCCAGGGCGAGCCAGACGACCATGACGATGGTTTCGATCGCTGTGTGGACTAGTGCGAGGAGCGCCGAGCGGACGGTGATGTCTACTCCTAGGATGTTGAGCATCTTACTTCCTCCCTTTCTTGGTTTGGCTCGCCAGCACCGTGAAGCGCGTGATGTCCCGGCGCGAGATGACGTTCGGCGTGCGGAAGTCCTGGGTCTCCGGGTCGTAGTCAACCGCAAGCGTCACCTCCTTCGAGGTCGCCTTGACGAAGAAGCCGCAGGTGTGAAGTACGACTCGCCCAGGGGAATCCTTCGCCTTGCCCTCGTAGTCGGGATGGATCGCTGCGTCCGTCCACTCAACTACCGCTGGCTGCGGGGGTGTGGTCGGGCTTGGGAGCTTCAACGCTGGCATTGATTCCCCACTCCTTCTTGGCGAGACGGACCGCTTCGCGTGCCGCATCGGGACCAGCGGCGGTGATGAGGAGGGAGAGACGATGGACGATATCCTCGAACGTCAGCGGCTTCCCCGGCCCCAGCTCCTGGGCCTTGCCTTGGGACTCGTCGATGTGATGCAGCGTGCGGATGGCGGAGATTTTTGCTTCGTCCCGAACGTCGCCCGATTCGACCAAGCCTCGGAGGGCTCGCCGCTTGTCGTCCGTCGTCATGTAGGGGTTGTCGATGACGGCAGCGATTTCAGGCTCGCCCGACACGGGGGGCTCGGTGAAGGCGGCCTTCTTCCCGCGCATCAACGGCTTCCGGCGGACGTAGGTTCGCATGGGACGGTGGGGGTCGAATTCGCGCTTCAGCCGGTGGACTAGGCCGATCGAGCAGCCGACGTGGCGAGCGATGGCCGCGGAGGTCCAGTTGATCCGTGAGGGATCCTGCTTCAGGAATTCCCGGACCGCGCGACTCTTAGCGAAATTGGGGCGCTTGCCCATTCTTCTCGGCCTCGGCCAGGATGGAGGGAAGGTCGTTCTCGATGCAGCGCGGGCACCACAAATCCCAGTACCGCCCGCCTGCGGGGATTTTGTAGGCCATGTCCAGGGTGTTGATCGGCTTGTCACAACGGGTGCAGGCTTGGGGGAGCTCGTTCTGGAAATACTCGAAGCCAGCCGCTAGGGCGGAGAAGTGGGTGCGTTCGGGAACACTAAGCAGGCCAATCACTTAGCCCTCCAGTGAAAATCGAAAATTGCCGCGCATTGGGATGCTCTTAGAGAACGTCCCATTTCCGCGCGTGGGGGTCGTCCCCCCGTCTCCATCCTGGCCCATGCTCCCTCCCCTGGGCGAGTCATACATCATATAGCCCGAGCCTGCGTCCCTCGCCTTGCCCTAGTCCTACTCGCCCGAGCCAATCATGCCCGCGGGCGAGTCATTGCAGTTCGATCATGCAGCCCCTGCATCATGCAACCCTAACGTGCAGGTGAGGGTGTGTCAAAACGGCACACCAAACTGTCCTAACTTGTTGTCACCTATCAACAAACGACGACATTTTTTCGACTGGCCTACCGCTTGCTACCATTCCACGACATGAAAAAGACTCGGAAATGCTTCATATGCGGCCGTCCGGTCTCCATATCAGCGCGTAAGGCCGATACGGGTGAGGACCAGTGGGTTTACGTTGGGAGCGAATGCCGCAAACTGATAACCAACGAAGGATATCAGACTCCCAACGGTCCCATGCTTTTCCCTATGTCCGATGCGCGCTGGCAGTATTTCGTTTCACGTGGCCTAGATACTCTTTGAATCGTTCGGTGCAATCGAGCATCCGACAGAATGGAGGATAACACGATGGAAGCACGCAAGCACATAATTAGGTGGATCGCCTATAACGGCGCCATGCGTTCGGAGTCCTTCGCATCCGAGCGCGCCATGCTCAAGCGAATCGCGTTCCTAACCCTCAAGGGCCACCTTGCCCACGTGTGTGCCGCCTGCGCCGAGTACCACGAAGCGAAAGCAGGTGCCAAGTGAAACCAGAATTGAAACAGTGCCTCGCTGAGATGATAGCGTTTCGGGAGAGACTTAACAGAATTTCTTTCTCCCACACTGAAACCGTCCACCTATCAAACGAGATTAACTCCGCCCTAGCCGCTTGGATTGACCTTATTGGCCCCGGCGGAATAAACGACTACCCCACAAAGGCAGGTGCCAAGTGAGCCAAGGGGCGATTTTCGTTCGCGTGTGTGCCTGCAATGACGACGATTGCCAGTATAGCGGGCACTACAGCCGTGGAACCGGCAAGCGCATGGGCCAATGTGCCGATGATGCCGTGCGCTCTGTATCCGTCCAGGGACCTACGCCAAGTACATATATGCACAAGAATGCGGAATCGTACCGAACGCGGTTGCCCATGTGCCAAGCCTGTGCCGAGCATGCCGAGAAAGGAGCCTAGCCATGCGCCCGAACTACGAAGAAGATAACGCTACATTCCCCGCCGAAGCCTACACCGTAGACGGCTACCGCGGCGTCGCGTGGTACGTTTTCGGATGGGAGACCCGCCCGACCGAAGAGACCGAATGGGACGGCATTGAGGAACGAACGGGGCAGGTTGTGTGCCGCATGATCGGCGACGACCGCTATTTCCTATTCGACCCCGAAGAGATAACCCCGCTCGCCCGAGAAGAGTATTGCGGCGAATGCGGGCAAATCGGATGCTGCCATGACGGCTTGGAGCGTGCCTAATGTCCTACACCATAACCTATCCGAGCTCAGGCGATCCGCCCATCCTACATCGGGGCGAGTCTTACATCGGCATCTTGGAGCCGGTGGATCCAACCGAGATAGAGCTAGACTCGTTCGCGTTCTATCTCAAGACCCATCCCATCGAACCCCCAGCCGGAACCGCGGTCCGAATCGGCTTCCGCACGTTCGCATCTATCCGTTCGGCGGTTGTCGCGTACTTCCACCTAGCCTAGGAGATATCCCGTGACTAAGAAACAGAAAGCCGAACAAGAGGAATGGCGGCTTAAGCTCCTCAACATCCTCAAGCCGGGCGATACGATTGATTGCGTATTGCGCCACGTCTCCCGCTCCGGCATGTCTCGCAGGATTGACCTATACGCGCGTACCTTAGATGGTCCCATGTTTATAACCGGCATGGCGGCTGCTGCAATGGGCAAGCGTTGGGACCGTGACAAAGGCGGCATCATCGTGGGCGGTTGTGGTATGGACATGGGATTCCACCTTGTCTATAACCTCGCTTGGACCCTCTGGCCGAGCGGATTTGACTGTATCGGAGAGGCACCACAAGGCCAGCATTGGAAACGTGGCTGCCCAAGTAACGATCATTCGAATGGCGACCGCAATTACTCGCCCGACCACCCCCACAAAGACGGCGGGTATGCCCTTCACCATAATTGGCTCTAGGAGGAATCCCATGAACCGCCACCTAACCGTCCGTGACCTATCCGGAACCCGCATCCTGGGCGATTTCACCCCTCCCGCAGGGGCATCCCCCCAAGCCGAGCTAGTCTTTCTCGCCGCGGCCATGGAGCGAGCCGCCGACCACGCGAGCTCTGGCGCAGTCATTTGGAGCGCATATGAGCCGGTAGCCGTCTATTCCCCCTGGAGGAGCCATGCTTGACCCTATAGATCGTCACGACACAATCGGATATCTCCAAAAAGCCCGGGAATGGATTATGTCCCAAGGCGTTACCGATTATCAGGTCTCAAAGGCCCTAAGCATTGTACTGGACTTAATTAACGAGCGCGAGTCCGAACTTAGCGACATCACCAAGCCATGACCCGAACCCGCTCCGAACGCGAAACCGCCATAATCCTATCCGACTCGGGCGAGCCGAACTAAGGGAGGATCTATTTTCTTGGGTTTGCTCGTTGACCGCCGTAAACCATGGCTTGCCAAGTCTGATTGGGATTCTCGCCAAACCCGTTTTTAAGGCTGCTATCAGCCTCTACAAGCGATTCGCTTAGGCTTTTCGTCCCTGTCTCGTAGTCCTTCCAAAACCGCCGTATAGCTCTAACGGAGGGCAATTGACGGGAATAAGGCTCGATCAAGTCGTGGCAAACATGACAGAGGGTGCATAGGTTATGAAGGTCATTAGTCCCGCCCTCGGACCGTGGCAGTATGTGATGCGCCTGCAAGCGATTGGGGTGCCTCTTGTGCCTTATCCAACATGCCTGGCACCTATACCCATCCCGATCAAGCACTATCTCGCGGATCTCTGCCCAGTCCTCGGGCATATCCCCTTCCTTGGGATGGTAAACCTCTGCCTTCCATGGCATGCCAGAATTCTATCACGTCCCATATATAGGAACCATATTTACCCCCACCGACCAGGGGGCAGCCGTCAGGGTAGGGGGCAAGGGCGCGGACGCAAGGGAGCGCCTTTGTCTCCCTGCCCCTATATAGAGGTAAAATTCCTACCCCCTAAACCCCATAAATATTTATCCCGAATCCCCTCCTATCCCGCCGCATCTAAGCCCCCGTGAGCGACGATTTCGAATCCGAGGATCCTGGCCTAGAAGCTGATCTCGCCCAGATCGACCGGGCGGACTGGGAGAAGGCGAACCGCCCCTTCTTCGCTATGGACGTGACCCAGGGCCGAGTGACTCGCCCGCCCTGGCTGTTCGAGGATTTCCTCCTATCCCATTCATTAACACTCGTTTCGGGCGAGCCCTTCGCGGGCAAGACCATGTTCCTCATGGCAGCCTTCCTATCCCTCGACTCGGGCGAGCCCCTCTTTGGCTCATTCCAGCCAGCGCCGCACCAGAGAGTCCTATTCATCGGCCAGGACTCGCCCACATGGGACTATCTCGGCCAGGCCCAGAAGCTAGCCCGCCCCATGCAGATCAAAACAACAAACGGCTCTATGCTCTTGCTCAACAAAGGCTTAGACCTCCTCGACCCGGCGAGCCAGAAGATATTGGAACAAGCCCTCGACCTATATAACGTGAACGTCCTCATCCTAGACACCCTCCTAGAACTCCATAACCTGGATGAGAACTCGAACATGGAAATGAAGCGCATCATGGGCCTGCTCAAGCACTTACGGGACAAGTTCTATCTCTCCATCTTCGCCTCAACCCATACCGCCAAGGCAGTCGAAGGGAAGTCAGCGAACTACCGGGCTCGGGGGGCGAGCGTAATCTCAGGCTCGGTCGATCAGCACATCATCATCCGGCCGCATTACACCGCAGCCCGCTCGGACGGGTTCTACTTCAAGATCCCTAAGTCGAGGGGGGAGAGCCATGCCAATGATTCCCAAGTGGTTAAGTTCATCTCGGGCGAGCCTCCCGAGCCCCCGTCCCTGCGCTTGGAATACTCGGGCGAGCTTTACTCGGAGAGACAGGAGACCATCTTAGCGGCCCTCAAGGGCGGTCAGACCCCCCGAAAGGCGGTCGTGGCTGCGCTCAGAGCTGCCTATCCCTCCTGGTCAGAGCTAGAACTCCAGCGCCGAACCACGAATTCCCTAGCCTATCTCGAAGCGAAGCAGCTAGTTAGGAAGGTCGAGCGAGGCATCTACACTTTATCCGAATCCCCCACCCCGAAAGGAGCATCTGAGAAGGCATGAGCTCAACCATCACCCATTGCACCTACACCCGCCATCGCCCCGAGGTGGTCCCAACCACTACCGGGCGGGTCAAGATCCGCGTCGAGGACTTCACCATGACCCTGGACATGGACCATGCGCGGTCGCTCATGCAGGACATAGAATCGGCCCTGCTCCGACTCGCCATACGGGATGAGCCGAACTATGCGGACTAGCCTGGGCGAGCCGAACCACCCTATGATTTCCCGCTTGCCCAAGCGAATCGAAAGGAGGAGACTGGGAAGAGAGCAATTGTTTTGGGCGTATGACGGATTCGCCCAACTCCTCGGTAGCGAGAAGGAACGAATCCTGTACGTCTGTTTTCTTGGAATGACCGCGCTAGACCCCACGAAAGGAGTCCGCAATGCTGAAGTACCGCCAAGGTGATGTAGGCGTTGAGGTCTGTGCCGATCTGCCGGAAGGGCTTGAATGGAAGCCAGTTAAGAACATCGTACTGGCTGAAGGAGAGGTAACTGGACACGCACATGTCTTAAGTTGTGCTCAGTCTCTCGGTGGAAAGACGGATGGAACTGCCTTCCCGCTTGAGATCGCGGAAAAGGATGGAACCATGTTCTTGCGAGTGGCTGAGCCACTTCCTCTTACTCACCAAGAGCATGGAACGATCACGATTGAGAGAGGGACGTACCGCGTTCGCAAACAGGTGGAGTACACACCCGAAGCTCCTCGGCAGGTAATGGACTAAATTGGGAACTAACCACCACCAATTAGTGCCGGTGAAAGACCGAATCCTAAATCGGATTAAAATTGATCCGAAAACAAGTTGTTGGGTTTGGCTCGGCGCAAAATTGATAGGCGGTTATGGGGCTTTCGGAATTTCAAAGAGGCTTGCTGGGAAGAAATATGTAACTTGTGCCCATCGAGTTTCTTACGAACAATTCATCGGGCCGATTCCGGCAGGAAAAGAAATCGACCATCTCTGTCGGAATCGTGCCTGTGTGAATCCCACCCATCTCGAACCAGTTACGCGCCGAGAAAACATCATGCGTGGAGAAGGAATATCAAAAATAAATAGCCTTAAAACACGCTGTAAACGGGGGCACCCATTCAACGAAGAAAACACCTATTTCCGACCAAGAGGAAGCCGAGAATGTCGTACGTGTCGGAAAGCACAGAAAGATAAATTTCTGATTAGCCGCTAATCCAATCTCTCAAGCTGGGCCGCCCGTGACCTCCGCAGGGGATGGCGGATATTGACGGCGGCCTGGCGAGGGGAAATCCCAGGAGAACCCATGTCCAACCTAGTGCAGCGAACAAACGGCATGGTCATTCCGACAAAGCTTCATGCGGCGGCCGAGAATGCCGCCCACTCACTTGCCGATTTGTTGACCACCCTTCGCGCCGAATCAAATCTAACCGAGGAACGGGAGGCCGGAATTACTAAGCGGATAAAGGACCGCATTCGCCTGCTGTCTCAATGGATCGGAGACTAGATTGGAACTAACCCAAGCACAGAAGGACCAATTCCCCCAGTTCCTCGACCGATGGATGAAGATAGGCTTGGCGACCCAGGCCGCGGACCGAACCACCGCCGAGAAAGGCATCGCCCTAGCCTACCAAGCCGCGGGACTAGCCCCGCCCGAGCATATCTTCTGGCTGGGATCGCCGCTCGCGGGAGCCATCGTAGATACCGTGATATCCAAAGTCACCGAAGCCGCAGGGGCTAGTCCTCCTCGGGCGAGTAGAACCACCAAAACGACCTACCCCAAGCGGATCCTAGACGTGGTTGACTCTTGCATGCCCCTCATCGAAATCTTCAACGCGAACGTGGCGGACCTGAAGAAGAGGAGAATCACCCGTGAATTCGTCATATCCTGTCTCTCCGATCTCCAGCTGCATAACGCGGCCTATGGGCAGCATGATGCCTCGATCTTGTGCTTCTACGATTTCTTCGCCCAAGTCTGCGGCGTTGAGGAGTGTCGGAAACTTGAAGGGCTCAACCTTGTGGCACAATCCTGCGGATGGTGGTGGGCTTATGACTCTGTGGCAATACTTACGGAACGCCCACAGAGGCTTTCGCTGGATGATAGGGGTCGGCTCCATGCGGACTCGGACTGGGCTATTCTCTACCCCGACGGGTTTGGATATTGCCTCGTGCACGGCGTGGAAGTACCAGAGCATGTCGTCCTCGAACCCGCCAAGATAACCGTCAAGGAGATCGAGTCCGAGCAGAACGTCGAGGTTCGCCGAGTGATGATGGAGAAATACGGCCAGTCCCGATTCCTCATCGACTCGGGAGCGGTGGAGATTCACAAGGACGATTGGGGGATCCTGTACCGGAAGGAAATCCCAGATGACGAGCCCCTGCACATGGTCAAGGTAGTCAACTCGACCCCAGAACCAGATGGGACCCACAAGGATTACTGGATCCGCACGCCGCCGAGCCTTAACACCGCCAGGGCGAGTGTCGCATGGACGTTCGCCCAAGAAGAGAATTCCTACCACCCAGAAGTAGAGACCTAGGAGGTCGCAAAATGCGTCGAGCTCTAATCGCCCTAATCCTCACCTCGCCTCTCATCGCCGGTTGTGCTGCGGCGAGCCCAGTCCAGTTGAATTGGAGCTACCCCCGCTTCAACGCCGTCGAGGGAACTCCCTGCGCCGTCTCGCCGGACACGCTGAAGGACCTGGCGCGAGTCCAGCTTTGGCGACAGTCCACCGGGCAGTCCGACTCGACCCTCGTCCTCGACCGCGGGGCGATTGGGAAGGAGGCTTCGCCGGATTCTGTGGTAGTTCAGCAGCAGGAAGGCGTCGCGTTTTACTGGGCGGTTCTATTCGACAACATCGGGAATCGTAGCTGCCGTTCTAATCTTGCTAGCCGTACCGTTATTCAATCGCCTTCTCCAGCGGTGATGAAGTAACTTGGGCGAGTAGAACTACCATGACCAATGATGCCCTAGCCTCGGAGGAGCGGAAGTTCGCCGCCCTGCTCTCTGTCTTCGGGCGGCAGGAAAAGACCATGAAGAAGGCGGCAGTTATATTACGCGGATGGCGAGACTGTTATGTACCCAATGTGGCCTGGTCCATGTGGGAAGAGAAATTCAACCAATTGGCCGACGAACTGGACCCAAGAGAGGCGAAGGCGGAGGCAGACAGACCATGACCCTGCTCGATAGGCTGGATGCGGTGGCAGAACGAATCGAGAAGATAGGCGAGGCTTGCGACGCCCCGAGCTACAACCTACTGATGGATGAGCAGGATAAGCTCCGCGCCATCCGCGCCGAGCTTGCGAAGCGGGACGAGGCCGTTCGTGATGCTCTACATGAGACTATGAGCGATACTGGAACGGTCTGGAACTATACGCGAGCGCAAATCGCCGCCCGACTCCGCGCTGCGCTAGGGGAGGGAGAGTGAGCGAGTGGCGACTTCTAGCTGTCTTTGTTGGCGCACTTGTGACCGGGGGCTGTATTGGCTGGCTGGCGCGGGAGGCAATCGAAATGGATCGACGATTTAAGTCTTATGAACGAAAGTGGATTGCTCGCAGCCACACGCCTTGCACTACTCCGTGGTGCCAGCACGCCAAAGAGGACCATGACCACGACGGTATCTGCCAAGTTTTGGGATGCCAGTGTTACTACTTCAAGCCATGACCCCGACCCATGAGGAGCAGAAGGCCGCGCTGACGTGGGTTATCGAAGTGCAGATAATAATCCGACTTTGCCGCCCCCGTAGCACCAACCGAGAGGAGGAGAAGCAAGTCACAAGAAAAAGGAGGTGATCTCTAATGCGTCGTTTTGCGATGGCCTCGATCATCGCAGCATTAATTCTGGGAGGCATGGCGGCCTACATGCTTCTCAGCCGTAACGGAACCCCAATGCCAGGCCCGCTTCAACCGGGCCAGGAAAGGCCGACGTACTACGGAGACTAGCTAAGGCAACGGCTCGCGGCGAGCCGGTCGTCCACCCGACTCCTTGCTGCCGGGATGCGGACGCGAGCCATTGAAATCGCCAAGAGGATCCGCTATCATGTACCCATTCGACGAGAAGCCGTGGTCGATCTCATCGAGGAAGACTATGGCGGTCAAGAAGGCATCTGCCTCATCCCAACTCTCCGAGGCAATCCAGCACCTCGAAAGGGTTACGACGCTAATGATCGAGTACCAGACCGATTGGTCGGCTCTACTCGCCCAGCTCCCCAGCGGAGCCACAAACCCCGACTACGACCCAACTTACGAAGCCCGCATCCGCGAGACTCCCGAGGAGGTCTATGACCCAGCCGTCCTTGATGCTCGAAATTTCCTGAAACGAATCCACTCCCACTAGCATCTCAATGCTACCTCCCGTCAAGTGCCCAGCCTGTGGCATTCCATTTTGGCGGTCGGTGCCGAAAAGTCTAGTCGCCCGACATGGCGGCGAGTCGGTCTATAACTCGGTGATCGTATTCTATGATCAGGAAGGAGAGAGGGTCCTTGGCTACCGCTGTCCCGTTGAGGAGTGTGCCCACGAATGGGTTCCCGAAACGCGCAAGTTACAAGTTCAAAAATCCCCCAGCTGACCTGGCATTAGATGATCTTCGCGCTAAGATCCTGGCTAGGAAAGAAGCCCTCGGCGTGAGGTTCATCGACATCTCGCGCCAGTTGCGGCCGTCCAATCCATGCAGGCAGCAAGCTGAGTACGCCATCCGCAAGGGTGGGTTTCGTGGACTCGCCCGGGTCGCCTCGATTCTCGGCTTTCGTGTGGCGGTGGAGCTTGTCGATGAAGACTAAGCTCTCAGCAGCCCACGTCTCCAAGAAGACAGGCACGCCCCTAAAGAAAATTCGAGTAGTAACAGGATACGAAGTAAAGACGTGGCCCCACGATCATCAGCAAGGAAAGGACGCCTGCTTGTGGTGCAGAATTCATAAAACAGTGTTGAGAGAACATGGAAGGATTGGCAGTAGATTCCTCAACAACCTTGTGGCGCGGAACAAACGTAATTTCCGCGAGGCATCTATACTTCGTAGCATTGTAACGAAAGTGGTGACTAATGAAGGTTAACGTCTCCGCAGTCAAGACCTTCCTCTACGATCAGCAGGATTGGTGGTTCGCGTATATCCTCAAGCGAGTCCCGCGGCGGCCCGAGATGGCGCTTCAGCTAGGATCCCTCTGGCATCTCCTCCTAGAGGAACTCGTCAAGACCGGCTCGCGGGAGGTGGCGGAGGAGAAAGCAAGGAAAGCGGTCGAGACATTTCTGGGCGAGCCGAACGAGTATATGACTCCAGAATTCGTCTCGGACTACGAGAAATCGGTTGAACATCTCCTCGACCTGTTCGATGGCTACAAGGAACGCCATGAGTTCGACGAAACCCTCCTCATCGAAGCACCCCTCGAAGTTCAGTTGCTCGGCGGACCGCATGTGTTGGTAGGACGCCCAGACCGGGTTGTGCGCTATCAGGGCAAGCTATGGCATGTCCAAAATCGCACTCTTTCTGATCGGACCGTCATGCCGGTTTACCTTGCGGCTGCCGAGCGAGACCTCCATGAGCTCGCGTATGCGTATCTGATCCAGCGGCATTTCCAAATCCACGCGGACCAGTACGGCGGGACTCTGATGAATATCGTCAGGAAAGTCAGCAAGAAGAAACTCGCAGAAGACCCCGATGCAGCCTACGTCCAAGAGTTCATTCCGATCGACAAGCATCAAGTGGCCCTTGCCGTTGAAGACATCATTAGGGTGGCCGACGATATGGTGGCCATCATTGAGGGCCGACGAGATGCGATTCAAAACCGAGATACAGACAAGGGACGCTTTGGCAATCGACTTTCTCCGTACTTCGAGGTCAAGCGTGGTCATGCGTCTATTTCAGACGAGAGACTCTTTATGGCATCGGAGTCGCGCTACGACACGGAAGTTGTTGAGGCTGAATAATGGGTGAGCCCATCACAGCCCTAGTTCATGCGGACCTAGAGGAGCGAACCCGGAAGGGACTCGCCAAGTACGGCCGAGCCTTTGAATCCCATGATGGACGAGACTCCCTGACGGACCTATACGAAGAACTCCTCGACGCCGTGCAGTATGTTCGGAAGGCTCTCTACGAAAGGGATGGGAAATGAAGAAGCATTACAAGGAAATCTCCGACTCGGGCCGCACGGCAAGGGTAGGCGGGAAGAAGAAATCCAAAGTCGGGAAGAAGCGCCGGACGTTCATGTCGAAGGAAGACGCCGAGAAAGACCGCAAGGAGAAGACGGGGATTCGGACCACCAAGCGAGGCGGGGGGTGGAATTGAAGACGCCTTCGATTACCTGCATTATTCCGACGCAAGGTAGGGACACGCTCCCCTACTGCCTCCAGACAATTTCCCAGCAAGCCCTCACCCCAGGCGACGAAATCCTCGTCGTCGGGGATGGAGCCCAGAAGGAAGTCGAGATGCAGGTCGAGGCGCTGGGCGAGCCATTCCGGTATATCGAAGGCGAGCATACAAACGACTGGGGCCATAGCCAGATCAACCAGGGGCTCCAACTCGCCAAGGGCGATTGGGTCATGTATACGGATGACGACGACGGCTTCCTCCCGCGGGCGTTCGAGGTGGTGCGAGCAGAACTAGGGAAGGGCAGCCTCGCGCCGCATCTGTTCCGCTTCTACACCAACGACAAGTATCTCGTCTGGCGTAAGGGCGATGGCGGGAACGTGACCGAGACCCTGATCGGCGGGCATAACATCGTGACGCCGAGACAGGTTGGATACATGGGAGTGGGAGACTGGACATCCCGATACCGCGGGGACTATGACTGGGCCAAGTCCGTTCTCGACTCCTATCCTAAGCGCGAGTGGAAGTGGCGGCCGGAGATCCTGACGAGACAGCGCCCCGAGCGCGAGCTCGCTTGGTGGTCGGTTCGCTCGCCTGAGCAGTTCGAGGCCCTGCGAGTCCTGCGGAACGAGTGCCGCGAGACCATGACCCGGAACAGGGACGAGATCACTCCAGCCCAGCAGGAAGGCTTCGCCAAGATGGTAGCGGGGAGTGAGAGCTACTGGCCTTTCCTCTTCTCCATCCGCGAGGAAATCCCCTTCGCCTACTGTGGCTGGATGCTTCTTCGGCGGGAGGGGGAGAAAATGCTGGTCTCCTACGGGCTGGGCGAGTCCTTCCGAGGGAGGGGCCTCGCTAAGCAGATATTCCAGTTCGCTCTGGATGGGTGCCAGCAGGATGCGTATGCCGAGGTCCTAGAGACGAACTCGGCGAGCCTGCACATCCATAGGGAAATGGGCTGGGTCTCGGAGGAGAGTAAGAACGGGGTGGTCTACCTGAAGCATGAGTATCCCCCCGCATGATTCCTCTCTTCAAAGTTTTTGTTGGGGCAACTGCGACTGAACGAGTCGCCGAAGTCTTGGCTAGCGGCTATCTAGGACAGGGCGAAAAGGTCGAAGAGTTCGAGGAGAAGCTGGCGCAGAGAGTGGGGACTCGCAATGTGCTGGCTGTCAATTCTGGCACCTCGGCTCTCGACCTAGCCCTGGCCTGTCTTGAGATAGGTCCTGGGGATGAGGTCATCTCAACCCCCATGACCTGCTCCGCCACGAACCACGCGATCAACAACACAGGAGCCACCATTGTCTGGGCTGACATCGACCCCATCACAGGTCTCATCTCCGCAGAGTCTGTCACTAGAGCGATTACCGAGAAAACTAGGGCGATTGTCTGTGTGGACTGGGCCGGGGAAAAAGTGGAACTGTCATTGGGACTCCTACGAACGGGGATTCCTCTCATTATCGACTCAGCCCATCGAGCGCCTTCGGTGGATGATCGCAGCAATCGGGGAGGCGACGTTTTTATCGCCTACTCTTTCCAGGCGATCAAATTTCTTACAACAGGAGATGGAGGATGTCTCATCACGCCCCCTCACCATCTCGAACGGGCCAGACTACAACGATGGTTCGGTCTTGATCGCCTATCGAGCTCCGACTTTCGCTGCGCTCAGTCTATTTCGCTCCGGGGGTCTAAATGGCACATGAACGATATCGCCGCCGCCATCGGTCTCGCCAACCTAGAGGGCCTATATGAGCGAGTGGTTCGTCACCAACAGATCGTGGGGTTCTACAAAGACAAGAAAATCCCCATCACCGGCTCGCCCGAATCACATCACTGGGTGGCGTTCCTGCACGTCAAGGATCGGCCCGAGTTCCAGCGCCACATGGCCCAGCGGAATATCGCCACCTCCCTCGTACATTCTCGGAACGATCGGCACCCCGTATTCGGGAGTTCAAGCACAAGACTTCCTAAGACTGACGCATTCGATCGAACGTATTGTGCAATCCCCTGCGGCTGGTGGCTCACGGACGCCGAGGTAGAACATATCGCAGAGAGCGTCTTATGGTGGAAATACCATACCGAGGGAGCCGTGTTGTGAGCGAGACCGGGCTGACCTTCCGAATCACTGAGTACCAGAACGCGACCATGCACCCCGTCTACCTCTCCAACGTCCGCGCCTGGCATGGCCATGTCCCATTCGCCTTCTTCATAACCGAGCTCCTCCAGCCCAAGCTATTCGTCGAACTCGGCGTCCATGCGGGGGACTCCTACTGCGCCTTCTGCCAGGGTCTGGGCGAGGCTAAATTCGCTAAGGCTTTCGGCATCGACACTTTCGAGGGGGATGAGCATTCCGGGTCCTACTCGCCCAAGGTGTATGAAGATCTCAAGCAGATCAATGAGAGCCTCTTTCCCTTCTCAACTCTCCTCAAGGAGAGATTCGAGACGGCGGTCGAGAAGTTCCAAGACGGTTCGATCGGCCTCCTCCATGTGGACGGCTGCCATACCTACGAGGCCGTGAGCCGGGACGTGGAAATGTGGCGGCCCAAGCTGGCGAAGGATGGGATAGTCCTGTTCCATGATACCCAAGCCGTGTTCGAAGGGTTCGGGGTGCATAAGTTCTGGAAGGAACTCAAGCAGGATAAGATCCCCTGCTTCGACTTCTACCACTCCAGCGGCCTCGGGATGGCGATACTGGGCGAGTCCCCCCATGAACTATTAACCGAGCTCTGTCAGCAGAACTCCTACTCGGAGGGCGAATGGGTGAGGAATTATTTCGAGCTTCTAGCCGAGCGGATTCACGCCGTGAGGAATGCCAGAAATGGACCCAATTGAAACCGTGTGGGCACTGTTTCAGCCCCCCATGGAATCAGTCTTGGCTTGGGGTGCGCGTACTCCCAGATTTTTGGGCGGGAGATTGGCCGGAATTCAGGGGTTGCGTGGCTTTGCAGAAAAATATGGTAGGAACGCCGATTGTTACTTCACTCCCAATCCCGTGCAGGGAGACTTCACTTCCCGCCCTGCGACGCACCACGTTTCCCATGTTCGTATTGTCATCATTGATCTCGATCCAGTTTACGGGAGGCAGGGCGAGAATGTATCGCCTGATGTAATCGAAAGGAGCGTAATCGAACATGCCGAAAGTCTCCTTGGTTTCAGGCTCAATCCAGATCGAATTGACAGCGGCAGAGGCCGCCAACTTTGGTTTCGCTTTGAACCGACCCCAATTATTTCGAAAGAAGAAAAGGTCGGATGGAGGACTGCTGTTGGAAATTTCCTCCATCGACTTGACCAAGACCTCGGAGTCGTCGGAAATATGCGTCTGGATTCCAGTTGCTCAGACCTTCCCCGACTCGTCAGGCTCCCCGGAACGATCAACACCAAGACAGGCAGACTCGCCCAGTTCCTCGGGGTCGGCGAGCCAGACCAGCGAATCCACTCAGAGCTACTCCGGCGTTTCGGGCTATCATCCCCATCAGGACACATTCCTAGGCCCACCGCAGGAGATTGGCGACGTAACTATCATCTCCTCACAGGTCGAGCCAAGCGGTTCCTCGCCCTGGGATGGGAAGAGCCTGGCCGTCATTCCGCGGCGTTCGCCACGGCAGCCAGCCTTGCCGAAATAGGCGTAGGCGAAGAGGACATCGAGCGGTTAGTCTTGCGGGGGGCGAGTCGTTCGATCCCTCCACTTGAGGAATACGAGGCGAAGAGGTGCATAAGGAACGCCCTAGAAAGGAGTTCGGATGGCGCTTAAAATCGGCTCCCCCACCGCGGAGAGGTTCGAGCGGATACTCATTTACGGGGATCCCAAAACCGGCAAGACTCGTCTCGCCACCTCTCTTACCGGGCGTTTCGGAGACATTCTATACGTCGCTTCTGATCCCGGTGCAGATGGCCTTGCCTCAGTGCTTGGGAACTATAGGGATCGTATACGATGTGTGTCTCCCGCAACAGCAACACCAACAGTTCAAGATAATCCGCATCGTGATGCCTTTCTTATCGCATGCAATGACTGGATTGGCAAGCCGCCTGTGGAATGGAAGGGGAAGGAGCCGATTCGGACAATAGTATGGGACACCATGACCGCGACCGCCTCCGACATCCTTTCCTACGTCGCCACCTCGGGCCAGTTCTCGGACAAGGCCCACATCGGGCTCGGCCAGCCAGGAGGAGTGGAGCATCAGAAACTTCCCATGCAGGGCGACTACATGGCGACCCACAATATCATCTCCCGGCTCGTTGACTTCCTCTTCAAGCAGCCGCTCCATCTCATCGTGGTCTGTCATGCCGTCTACGACGAACCGCGGGAGGGAGGTAATGTTGAAGGCGGGCCTGCCACCGCAGGGAAGGCTACTGTGCGAAGTTTTCCGGGACGTTTCGACACTGTCATTCACCTTACGCGTAGGGCCGGTGGAGCGCAAAGTACCGGAACGGGACCTAATTCAGCAGTCACGGCTTGGACAGAACGACACGGCATTTGGTCTGCTGGAATTCGTTCTGGACATGCCGTCAACCCAATGCCGAAACTGGATCTCGAACCGGACCCGAACAATTTCTGGCGCGAGTATGACAAGAATTTCGCAGCCCAACCCGTAGGAAAGGAGACGTAATGGGTTTCTTCGACATCTCGGGGGACGTTATCAAGCAAGCCGAGGCCGCAGCGGGCTTCCAGCTCGTCATCCCGGCAACGGCGAAGATGGGGAAGGACGGCTCGGCCAGCTGGACCGAACACGGGCGAGTCACAGAAGCCTTCAGCGAGACCTTCGACGTGGAGATCGAGGGGCGGAAGATGGACAACCTCGTCCTGACCGTGAAGATGGAGATCGACGCGGAAGGCTCGAACGTGAATGCGGGGAACACGTTCAGGAACCAAATCCGAATCAACAAGATCGCGCTCCAAACTGGCAAGATGGCCACGGCAGGCTCGCCGCTCAAGAAGCAACACACCATGAGCCAGATGTCGATCCACAAGCTCAAGATGGTTATGAAGGCCTGCCGGATCGAGCCGGATACGGAAGACGGAGGGTACTCACAGACCCTTCTCTCCGAGTGCTTCCCCGACGTGGGGAATTTCTCGGGCGAGCCTTCGCCGCTGATCGGGAATAGTTTCTGGTTCGAGGTGCGGAAGACGGAATCCGACGGCAAGAAGGACGGGCGGAAGTTCACGAACTACGAGATCGCGCAGATCGTTGACCAGTAAGAAGGGAGCCAAGGATGGCCTCATTGGACGAACTCAAAGCGGCGCGAGCCGAACTAGAACAAGTAAATCGGAAGCACGGATTCAGGCGGAGCGATCCGCCAGGACCACAAGGGGTGATCGGTGATCCGAAGGAAATCGGGGCGAGCTCCGAGAAACCCACCGCGGACAACTCGCCCGAGGGAGAAGGCGGAGGGCCTAATCCTGGGACGACTCCAGAGGATCCCGGTCCCCCTAGGTTCCTCGGTCTCGATATTGAACATAAGCTGGTCGGACTTTCCGGGGGAGCCATTATCCCAGTGTCTGACTACGCTATTGCAGCGTGCGTTGACATCCTCCTCGGCGAGCTTAAACTGCACCTTACACGGTCTCTCGGAGCGGTTGCAGACACTCACGGACGTTCGGTTCAGCTAGACCTCTTCAAAGACTCGCCCGAGGCAAAGCCAGAGTAATGTTTAACACGGGCCTGTTTAGTAGCGCCTCTCCACATTGGAGAACCCCGGAGGCTTTATATGATGAGCTTAATCGGGAGTTTATATTTACTCTCGATCCTTGTCCTTTGGGTGGTGTGGACGGATTGGAGCGAAGCTGGGCTGGAGAGCGAGTCTTTTGTAATCCGCCCTACGGAAGACGGGTTGGAGCTTGGTTTGAAAAGCGCCACGAAGCGATTCTATCCGTATACCTCGTTCCGTCTAGAACAGACACCGCCTGGTGGCACGATCACGTCCTAAAGGCAACCCAGATTAGATTCATTCGTGGCCGCCTACGATTTAATGGGGCTAAGATTAACGCCCCATTCCCAAGCGCAATCGTGATCTACGAGAACTGGGCCAATGGAAGAAAGGATTAACTGCTCCTACTGCAAGAGGCGAAATGTAGTCGCGGCCGAGACTACCTCGGACATCGTATTCCGCGATGCCTCGAAGCCGCCGATCGTCTTCACCTCCTCTGGCATGTGCGCGGATTGCGCGAAGATGGCTGGGCTGGGGGCGAGCCGGGGATTGAAGGCGTTCTATGATGAAATCCAGAGGCTTCGCAAGGTCTCGAAGCATGCCCCGAAACCGACGAGTTGGGATGAGATCAACAAGGAGGTCGATCAATTTCTGCGCACACTGGGCCTTCAGTCCTAGTCCTTGTCAATGACCTCGCGCCAGACGGAACCTTCCCAGGGCATAAGCTATTCTGGGCTGTCGCTGCCGAAGCGGGTCTTCCAAGAAGTTGCTGTGAGACACGACAATATTCTTCCTCGAACGAATCGGATGATGGAACAAGAATTTGCACGGTGGTATGTGTGGGCGGAATGGCTTTCCGTGGACTCACTGGATCCAAATTGCCTATCGAAGATGGGCGCGGGTACATCTTTACTAACTCAGATTGCCAGCCAGTGGCGAGCAAGGCGCATAGCATCATTGGAGAGTACAAAACTGCTGGAAAGAACAAGGACGGAAGTCTTCGCAAAGTTGGCGATCCCAAGTGGGGATGGGTAACCCATGAAGTCCGTGCCGACCTCCCTACCAGTGTCCGTTGGATTATCCCTTGCCTTGATCCTCTCTCCGTCCAGAAGTCCGGTCTACGCACCATTGTTGCGCTCAAGGCTGATCTGGGGCGAGTTCAACGATCTCTTGCAGATTCGTTTCGACCTACGGGCTGCTCTTTCCTCTCTTTCCCGGTCGCACTAGGATCCAATGAAGGCCCCGTGGCCATCGACATTGAAACCGTTGGGGAGTCGATTTCGCGCATCGGCGTTTCCGACGGCCGTTGCACGTGGACGGCTCCGTGGGATTGGCGTGCCGCAGCGCGTGTTACAGAGATATTTGAGTCCGGTCGAACAATCGTGGGGCACAATCTTGGATTTGATCTGCGCTATCTGTCCAGAGAAATACCATCCTTGGCAGGACCTAGACTGGGACTGGGGGCAGGCAGGAAGATTTTCGATACAATGGTCGCGGCACACCTTCTCCAGCCTGATCTATACAAGGGTCTTGGTCGCGCAGCCTCCCTATACCTCGACCTTAGTGCATGGAAGCATACTAACGATGACAAGCCCGAGGAATACAACGCGAAAGACGCCTTCTACGCCTGGAAGCTCGCGGAAGCGGAAGAAGTCCACCTCCAAGAAACGGGGCAAGCGAACCTCTTCCACGAAACGATGATGCCCGCCTTGCCCGTCTTGATCCGCATGACGGAGCGGGGCCTGAAGGTAGATAAAGTCCGACTCGCCCAGTGGCAGATCGAGCTGGCTGGCGAGTCTAACCGCCTAATGAGGGAGTGGAATGCCCAAGCACCCCAGGTTAATCCAAATAGCCCGAGCCAAATTGCGAAATGGCTCTACCGCGACAATGGCATACCGCCCTACCGCGCCAAGGGCGGAAAGCCCACCACCGACGAATCCGCCCTCAAAGCGATCGCTGGACGAGTTGGAGCAGGACCTCTTGGAGATGCAATCCGAACTCTCCTTTCTTTTAAGAAGGTTGCAAAACTTAAGGGAACCTACTCCGAAGTCGAGATAGGAGGCGACGGCTGTGTCCACCCGCACTATCTTCCGGCAGGAAAGGAATCTGATTCTGGAGCCGCGGCGACCGGACGGTTGGCATCTTCGGACCCTAACATACAAAATCAACCCAATGAAGCTCGCTTGCTATTCGTTCCATCGAGAGCAGGGTTTTGTTTGGTAGAATCAGACTACAGCCAAATTGAGCTTCGCGTGGCAGCTACGCTCTCGAATGATGGCGCACTTCTCGAAGCCCTGAAAGGTGACGTTCATGCTCGAACCCAAGAACTCCTTCGATGTGATCGTGTGCGAGCGAAGAACGTGGTCTATGGATCCCTTTATGGGGCTGGACCGCGCAAATTGTCCATTCTTCTCAGGACTCGTGGTGTGGAAACCAGTGAACAAGAATGTCGTGCTCTCCAAAACGCCCTGGCCCAAGCATATCCGGGTCTCTGGAGATGGCGCATGCAGGTGGTTTCCGAAGGGCTGGCAGCGCGACATCTTGTCAATAGTTTCGGTCGTCGGCGGTATTTCTACGGCGGTGACTCGGCAGCCCCTCAGATGATCGACTACCTCCCCCAGTCCAACGCCGCAGACATCGTATGGGACAGGCTCGTTCCGCTAGACTCGTTCTGCTCGGCACATGGCGGGGCCATCCTTGCCACGGTGCATGACTCGTTCCTGATGGAGTTCCCGAAGGAGGCAATCACGCCATGCCTACTTGGCGGCTTACGCGAGGTACTAGAGACAGAATTTCCACAGATCGGGCCGGGATTCCGAGTGCCCGTAGATATGAAGATAGGACCCAACTGGGGCCAGATGGAGAAACTGTCCCCGCAACTTGCCGCTTCTGCCTAGACCGAGCTCGAACCATCCTCTGCGGTGATCCAGTCTGGGAAGGCCAGGCGTGCCTGCCGCATTACATCCGAAAGGGCCTCTACAAGGAGGGGCTGCTCAGGAAGTTCAAGCCCGCCGACTGGAAGGAGAAGCGTGAGGTTCAAACGTTCATGCGGGAGAGAGATGCAATTGTGGCGTTTTTTCAAGCTAGGTTGCGAGCCATACGCGCTGGGAACTTGGAAGCAGTCACCACATTTTCTGAGGCATATAGCGTACTCGATGCTTTATGGGATGCATGCTCTCTCAACCGGAGACTCCCAGCCGCAGAGCGAATCGCCAAGTTTGTCGCCTTCATCACACGGCAGGACTACATCGCAAAACATGGATGGCACTACCGAGACTGGAACGGAGACAAGGGGAACATAAGAGCAAGACAGCGCAAGGAGGCGCAAAATGACGAAAGCCGAATGGAGCCAGATCAAGCACTTCCGCCCGAGCGAGTTCGACTCGCCCGACCAACTGGGGACGGCAGCGGAGAAGATGCAATGGGAGATCGTGAGCAAGCTGGACTCGATCCGCTCGACGATTGGCCGACCCCTGATAGTCCTGAGCGGGTGGAGGAGCGATGAACACAATGCCGAGGTCGGTGGGGTCGATTCGTCAGCTCATACAGACGGCCTCGGAGTCGATATTGCCTGTCGAGAGTCTCGACTACGATTCCTTATCCTACAAGCCGCTCTCAACGTGGGAATCTCGCGTATCGGCATCGCCAAGGGCTTCGTTCATCTGGACGCGGATACCAGCAAACCTCCGCAGGTTGCGTGGCTCTACTAGCCCAGCAAAAAGAATTCTCTCGCAGAGATTTTCTTCACCATTCTTCTCTGCGAGAGATTTTATGTCTCACTTCTACTACCCGCAACTCTCTACTGGGAGAGGTTTTTCACAGTCGAGTGGGTTCCTGTCGTCAGCAACCACTGTGCAAGCGTCTGCACAACAAACTGTCCAAACGATCCCCCGAGAAAGCCTCCAAGGGAGAATCCTGCGACAGCTGGGGTTGCCTCGAAAATCTGCGTGAGGATCGAGATGAGCAGGGTCGCCCAGGGAATGAGCTTGTTCTTGACCGCGATGTTCTCCTTGAGAACCTTGCCCACGACGAGGGCCACGGCCATACCGATTACTGTGATGAGGCTAAAGTCTACCACGCGAACCTCCTTGTTCGAGTCGTTCGAGCCGCCGACGAAGGTCGTCCACGGTCGCCTTGGTCGCCCAATCCTTTTGGGCCTCGTTCGCGGCATTGACCTTGGATTCGATCACAGCCAGCCGCTTGTCGATCCCCCCGTAGGCGGCGAAGATCGTAGCCATAATTATACCAACTTCCAGAGCGAATCGGCCCCAAACCGCAAGAGTTTCTCCGTTCTTCTTAGTCATCTTTTCTTCTCCGGAGGGAGGAGGAGGTTCGATACGGCCGGGGCGGCAGCAGCCACAGCCGGAGCCAGCCTGGGTGCGGCGAGTCCAACCGCCCCAGGAATGATGGCTTCAATCGTCTGCTTCGCCAGAGCTCTCGGGTTGCCTCGCCCAGCGGCGGCTACGTTCGTGGCGAGTTTACCTGCCTCGGACACGATGGGACCGCCAGCCCAGCCAAGAGTCCCAGAGAGGCCGTACTTGGTAGATTCGAGCGCGTCTGCGGCGAGTCCAAAACCCGCGCCATTAGAGATATTCTCGAAGACCCGCTCGGCCAAGGCTCGGTCCGTTCGGCGAGGATCCTTCCCGCGGGCGAACTTCTTCACATCCGCGATGATCTCCCCGCCCAGTGGGGTCAGCGTGGCGAACCGGAGCATGGGGCCGATGTCCCCCCGCTTCCCGTCGCTGGCGAGCCAGTCCGCAGCGGGCTTGGCGATGGTATCCTTGAATAGTTTCCCCTGCTGGAAGCCGAAGGACTTGAACATTGTCAGATAGCGTCCGGCCGGAGAGCGGAAGAACTCGGGTAGGCTTAGAGCGTCTCCCCAGAAATTCACATCTGAGGACACCTTCTGGGCTGCCCGTAGGAGTTGTTCTTGGGAGAGCTGACCGCCATTTTGTACGATCTCTTTGGTATCCAGCCCCAGGGCAACAAGCCGCTGCTCAATTCTGGCTGCTTGGGCGCGGGCTTGGGGAGTTCCGGCGCGGGATAGGGAGTAAAGTTTTTGAGCTTGGTGTTCTGCAAAAGAGGCTCCCTGGAGTGCTCCAAAGATTCTCGATTTCATGTCTGCCTGAGTGAAGAAGACCTTCTCAAGAAAGTCCGTCGATCCACCAGTAAGAGATTGCTCGGCATGACGCACCACGCCACGAAGGATAACTCCCGAGCGGAGGGCAAAATCCATCGCCTCGGGATCGCCCGAGAGGGTCCGGAAGAGATTCTTAATCGCCCCGCGGTAGCCCGTGCGGGTGACAGCAGATAAGATCTGGCTCGGCTGGGCAATTGCGCCCAGGGCGAGCTTGGTCACAACTTCAAACTGAGCGGCCTTGCGCCACAGGCCCTCGCCAACAGTGGGACGGTCGATTGAGCCAAGCTGACGACGGACGATCCGGGTTGCGAGAGATTTGTATTGAGGGTCTTCGACCTGTTCGAGCTGGGAGAATGCTCTTGGATAGCGTTGCTCAATTCCATATTCCCGGCGTACTTCTTTCATGGCCCGTTCTTGGCGAGCGCGGACGGTTTGTGCGGCGGTTAACTTCCTTTCCACGGGTTCTTTGGGAATGCCTCTTCCCTTGACATTCTTGAACCCCTCAATGAACATCTGCTCCGCCTGGGGCGAGGCGGTCTGTGCGGCAGCTTGCTGGTTTGCGATCTGCTCGGGAGCGAATAGCTCTTGCTGGACGGCTTGGCGAGTGGCGTCCTCAACCTTTGAGACGGGACCGAAGAAGACATGATTACTCAGACGCCTCGCAGCGTACTCGTAGTATTGCGGAAGAATGTCCCGAAGGTCAGTCTCGTACCCAGGAAGTTCAAGGGAGCGGCCCATCATGAAGTGGTTCGTACCGGCACTTATGGGTTGCCCAGAAACGATGCCATCCTGCTCCGCCTGGAGGCGATCGGCGAAAGAATCCAACCACTCCTCGGCGCGCTCCGTGGTCATGTCCAGCTTTTGCTTAACCTTAGAGAGCCCCGCTTCCCGGAATTCCCCATTTACTCTATAGGCGTCGGGATTATTGTACCGGATAGGAATTCCGTAATCCTTGCGGAGGATGAATGTGTGTGAGTTCCCCGACTCTGGATCGAATACCTGTACTCCAGCGCGTTGTAGGCGAAGACCTATTTCACGTAGCCGACGAGCTTCGCCGATCGCCGCATTTACAACTTTTTGCGGGAAGCCAGGAATGGCTGTCCCTGGTGTTACTTCGTGCATGTTGCGACCAATCATCAGGAATGCCGTTTGACGTATCTCCTCATCAGTCATCGCTCCCGGCAGCTTTGTACGACCGATCCATCCTACGTTTTTTGCGAAGTCTGCATTCCACTTCCCGCCCGTGAGGGCGGCTACCGAGGAGGCCATACGGAGTTGCATCGCCAGGGGAGCCAGTTGGACTTTCTTAAGAAGCTCCTGCCCGCTCGTAAAAAACTTATCCCAGTTAACAGCAAAGTGATCGCGGTAGAACTTACTCGCTCCTTCCCGCATCTGCGGTCCACCAGGAGTCACATCTATGATCTTGTTTGCTACCGAGCCGGTGAACCGTCCGGTGCCACCTATCGTTTTGCCCGCGACCTTCGCCGCACCTGGAATCGCCCCTAATGCCCCGCCGAAGAGAGCGCCGTATGCGGTGGCCGTGCCGATTTCCTTGGCCGCATCGACGGGCGATAACTCCTGATGAATCACGGCTGGCGTATGTTTTGCTGTCTCAAAGGCCCCCGCTCCTGCGGCACCACCTAGGACAGACTTGGCTAGGAATCCCCTTCCGAGGCTGGCTGCTCCTCCCCCAGCAAGAAGGCCTCCCCAGAACGCCGCTCCTTTCCATCCTAATTCCTCCGCTCGTTTCAGGTGGGCGTCTTGCTCGGCGGCAGGAAATACCCCAATCGCAGGATCCGCCAGAAGTCCCATTCCCGCGTGCCACGCCCCAACAAACGGCCCCGTCGCGCCCTCGTAGAAGTCAGTAGCGATGGATTCGAGGGGGTTAGGCGGAGTGGCGCTTAACTGAGGGCGGACTGGCTCGCCCGAGGGGGGAGCATCCTGAAAGTAAGCATCTAGCCCAGTTACCGAAGTTTCAGTTGGAGTAGGTGGCGGGGCTTCCTGCGCTTTTGGGGAGGCTAGAGAGTCGGCGAAGTAGTCGTCGAGATTTGGCATTACTTATCTCGAACATCCGCTGGGGTCAGCCCGTAATTTTCAAGCTCCACCCGGATGCTCTCAAGTATCTCCGCTGTGACAGGCTTCCCAAGAACATCTAGCCGCTTCGCAATTGACCGCTTGAGATTTGCCTTGGCCGCATTAACTGCTGTAGGTTCCCCATTCTTGATGGTCGCCACGTCAATCTGCTCCATCTGCTCCTCGCGCTCGGTGGGCGTGGCAGAGCGGGGACCAAATGGGAGAGTGATACCCCTAATCTTCCATCGACTGACTGTCTGCTCGTCGAGTTCCTTATTCCTCGCCACAGCATTCCGGGCGTCAAGATACTGCTTGGTCGTGAGGGGCTTGCTCGCCGCGGACTTCTCCTCTTCAGCTGTGAGCGTGGCCTTCTGGGCATTGGTGAGTCTCTGCTGGCGGCCCTCTTCCTGAATGAGTGCCTGGCGCTGCTGGGCTTCCTGACGCTGGGACTCTCGCTTGAGACCCTCCTGCATCTTCCCGAGTTCGGTCGAGATGGCGAGGGCCTGCTCCTGGTTCCCATCTGCGATCGCCTTATCGAGTTGGGTCTCCAGAATCTTCCCGCGGATCGAGATAAGCTTGTTCCTCTTCTCCGCCGAGAAAGCGAGCTCGTCCGCGTAATTCTGCTCCTGAATCGCCTGCCGCTGTTGCTGCTGCTGGGCGAGTTCCCTCTGGGCTTGCTGGGCGAAGGCGGGATTGTTCGTGAAGGTTGTAGCGAGATTGCCTGCGAGTAGACCGAGAAAAGTCCCAGTGGGAGAAATCTCGGCCGGAACCGGGCGAGACAGAGGAACTGCCTCGTTCTGAATCTGGTCGAGGATGGGCTGATAGAATGCCGCGATCTCTTCCGGGCTCGGCCCAGTCTGTGGGATAGGCTGGCTCGCCAAGTCGGCTGTGTTAATGGGAGGAATCTCGACAGGACTCCCCGGCTCGCCCGAGGTGCCAGACGTAGAGACGGAGAATCGCCGCTTGATGGCTTCGCTAGGGTCTGTCGTGTAGGAGGTCTCGGGCATCATTAACCCCCACCAAATATGCCAGGTAGATTACCCAGTGCTGGCGAGCCATATGTGCTTCCTCCCTTCTGGCCTGTTTTAAATAGGCTAGGAATACTTGACCCCAGCAGGTCTCCGCCGATCTGGCTAAGGAACGAGGGCTGGTTAGGCTGCCCAAGTCGGCCCTGGGTGTAGGACTGGAGACGCTGCATGAGATTCTGCTGGGCGAGATTGCCTGCGGTGCCGAATAGTCCGCCGCGAAGCCCTAGCTCGCCAGAGGAAATCGCGGACTGCCCCGCGGCATTGGCGATTGTCCCAATCCCACTTGTGTTCAGCCCGCGCTGGGCGAGTCCTGCCGAGAGGTCTCCTTGGAATTGCTGCCCTTGGATGGAATTCTGGAGCATCATCTGCTGGAACTGGGGCGAGCGGGAGAGGAGTTGATAGAGCTGGGTGATGTCGCCGCCAAGGGCTCCCGTGCCGAATAGGCGCGAGAGAGTCTTCGCGTCGAGTCCAGTCGGCCCCTTGTTCCCGCCGCCGAATAGGCCGCCGAGCGCGCCTAGTCCTGCTCCGACTGCTGCTAGAGGAAATGGCATCCTTGCCCTCCTGTGAGAATTAGATTATAGCCTAAAATCCCGTGATCTGGTAAATGGCTAGTGTGGTTGCGATTGTGATGACGTTCTCCTTCTCTGTATCCACGTAAAACCCTTCTCGGCGAGTCCTAAATTGCCTCCCCGCCGCGGCCAGATTGGCTTCCATAGTAGCGGTCCATGCCTCGGCTGTGGTGGCGTCTGCCGCGAGTAGTTTTATGTACCACTTCATGGGGCCAAATTCGATCTTCCCATCTGAGATATTCACCCCCACTGGGAGGATGTTGTCGATATCCGCCTTAACAGCCGTGGCGGCCGAGTCGATCGCCGCCTTCGCCTGCGGTTTCGTCGCCATAGGGCTCCTAGGTAATTTTGTACGTGAAGGTATATGCCATGCGCTGGTTAGTGACATCCACCGCGATCCACTCCATCTCAGCCCGGTCGTTCCCCGTATCGCCCAAGATCGCCGCAGACTGCCCCGCAATTCCGGGGGCACAAGCGGTCCCACAGCATTCCTCTTCTGCGCCGAGATTAGAAGCAATCGGAAGAGAGATGCCAAGCTGAACCAGCCCCGCAGCTGTGGGGTCCACCTCTACCTTGCTCGAAACAGTCACCGTATTCCCCACCCGCATATACTGAGCCTGGAATGCGGTCGAGGCGGACACGTTCGTCACATTGGTGAGCGTAGGGGTATAGGTCCCGCTGGCGGTTCTCTCCAGTTCCGTAATCGCCGCACCCGCAGCCACGGCAAGGCTGGTCGAGGCGACGATCTTCGTCACGGTCAGAGTGTCCGTGGCGAAGGTCATATCAGCGTCGTCGGTAAGCTGCCCGGAGGTTGTAGCAAAGGTGACTCGCCCAGATGTGAGGCCGCTGTCGATCTCT